TATCCCAGGTTGGGATACCGTTTTCGTTCAACCGTTTTCACTCTACAATGGCCTCATCAATCCATATGCGGGGCACGTTAAGTCGACCTTGACTTACACAACAAAGTGTGAGACTTGGTTCTCCGCGTGCTTCCGTTACTGGGTGCCGAGCTTTGACAGCAACAAAGCTGTCGACGTAGTAAGCAATTACCTACGTATGTTCGGTCTCCGGATAACGCCAACGCTTATCTGGAACTTGACTCCCTGGAGCTGGCTTGTCGATTGGTGTGGAGTAGTTGGAGATAATATCGATAACTACACGACTGCATCGGACGACAATCTGGTAGCCAAGTATGCATACAGCATGAAGACCATTACAACTGAGATCATCAATGAATCCCGCATTAAATGCGGAGGACAAGTGGTCTCTGGTCTACGCTGGCGTCGGGCAGCTGTCTGCAAGACGCGTTTGCATGCAAGTCAGTTTGGTTTTTCTACTGACCACGAGGAATTTAACCCGTGGCAGTGGTCAATCTTAGCGGCCTTAGGCTTCAATCGTTTGAAGATCGAGAGCGGCCGGCGCTAAGTCCATCATTGATGGGGCTATAAATTGTCACCCTCATGGGAGTGGGTGGCTTTGCCTCATTGATTAACTTATCCCAAACTTTAGGAGGTTAACCATGGCTTTCACAGATCCCCAATCAGTAACCGTTGACTCGGTAGCTCAGTCGTGTGCACTTATCAGTGCTGACGCGACCAAGAGTATCTATGCGACCGCTGATGGCGTCTATAAGTTGACGCTTTCACATCAGTCGTCCGGAAGTCGGACACGTCGTATGGCACGCCTCGACAAAAAAGTCGTGGCGGCCGATCCTCTGACTGCAGTAAATGCTTATCAGAGCCTCGGTGTCTACCTTGTCATCGATGAACCCTCGAACGGGGGTTTCAGCGATGCGGACATTCAGTTGATCATTACAGGTTTCAAGACCTGGCTTGATGCAACTTGTGTCGGTAAGATCCTTAGTAGCCAGCATTAACGCTGGCTCAACCGGGTCTTTTGAAGCAGCAGCCTGGTGTTGTTCGTCAGGCTAGGTTACAGGTTGCAACCCTGCAAAGGGCTGTGATGGTCGTGGCTGGATAGCCTACCTCCAGTAGGAGGAGACATGAAAAGCCACGTAAGTGACCAAATAGAGTTGATGTGCTGCATCATTCGTGATGCCCACATCGGGTGTGCTGCCAATTCATCCGCTTTACGTGACCTTGTGACGATGAGGTCACGGACCGAACAAGAAGGGTTATCATTTTTGACGATAACCCTCCCTAGCTTTGGAAAAGACTTTGAAAAAGCTCTTGACCAAGGCTTTGTTGACTCAACACTCTTCAGAAGTTTCAAGAAGAGTGGGGCAATCCCTGCATTTCTGCAAGGTATGCTCAGTCAGGTGTTCGATCAGGAAACAGGAAGGAGATTTGAAGATGCCGTACGGCAAGTTAATCCTCAGGCTGTTGCTAGCATTCGCCAATGTGCTTATGCTTTCAAGAAGCTTGAGAAAGACTGTACCCGAAAACGAGTCCAGTCCGCCCTCGACAGATTTGAGTCCGTTGAACACGAACTCGAAGAGATCAGACTCCGGGATTGTGACGTTAACGACTTTGTTAGCGTTGCTTCTCACATCTGGGGTTGCCTTTGTAGCTTTGATGCTACCTTGGTTGTTCCCAGACATGGACCTGGAGCAACTGCTGAACATATTGCGGGAAACCGTAAATATGTATGGCAGTACTGGTACGAACGATTAGAACTCTACTTTCCATTCTTCCATCACGCATACAGTATTGGTGCGTATGGTGAGAAGGAGTTCGAAGACGTGACGTTCGTTTCTGAGGAACAGGAGTTGCCCGTGAGGGTGACTCCTGTTCCAAAGACTCTAAAAGGACCCAGAATCATTGCCATTGAACCTACGTGCATGCAATATGCACAACAGGCGATTCGTGAGTATCTATATGATACCATCGAATCCTCCTACTATGCGAAAGGCCATGTGAATTTCACTGACCAATCGTGTAATAGGGACTTGGCCATGAGCGCGTCGAAAGACGGTCTGATGGCGACATTAGACCTCTCAGATGCAAGTGATCGTGTTTATCACGATCTTGCTATGAGGATGTTTGATGGTGTCCCCGATCTTCGGGATGCTATTGAAGCGTGTCGATCGACCCGTGCAATTCTTCCAGACGGGACCCTTGTAGGGCCTCTAAAGAAGTTTGCATCGATGGGGAGTGCTCTTTGTTTCCCAGTGGAGTCAATGTACTTCTACACTATCTGTGTAGTGGCTCTACTGAAGGAACAAAACCTTCTTGTGACTCCCAAGAACATTTTTTCTGTGTCTCGGGATGTCTACGTGTACGGGGATGATATCATTGTCCCGCGTATACACGCAGCTGCGATCGTTGGTTACCTGCAAAAGTACTATTGCAAGGTAAACGTCTCTAAGAGCTTCTGGACCGGGAGGTTCAGAGAGTCTTGTGGGATGGACGCTTATGCGGGCGTAGATGTTACACCAGTCTACGTTCACACAGATCGTCCGACGAGTCGACGGCAAGCACGCAACGTGATATCGTGGATTTGCTCCATGAATGCCTTCTATAAGAAGGGTTTCGCGGAGACCAGCTCGCACATACAAAAAATCTGCGAGCGTCACCTCGGGCCTTTGCCCACAGTGACCGAAGAATCGAGCGTGCTTGGACGTATCCATGACGCACCCCTGACAATTGGAAGGTTTGCACCCATCCAAACAGACACTTTTATGTCTGCGAATGGTGAATGCAAACTGTCAGGTTCTCTCCACCGCTCAGAAGTGAGAGGGTGGTGCGCGTCGCCAGTACGTAGCACTGACGAACTGGATGGGTATGGTGCTTTGCAGAAGTCCCTCCTAACACTGACGAGGCGGAATGGTCATCCCGACCATGAAGCCAGTGAGGAACAGAGGTACAGTCTGAAAGCTCTGGCAAAAGGGTTTGATCAAAATCCTCAAGCTGTGGCAGAAGACCACCTGCAGAGATCCGTACGGCGCGGTGCCGTAACACTAAAACACCGCTGGTGTGCAGCCCGATGAAGGGCTAGACAGGCCGTAAGGCCATGGTGGGGCTCACGACGTGAGACCTGGGGCGCAGGGAACTAGCGACCGAAG